CACCTAAAGGAATACCTCCAGTTGCCGCTGCAGCATCATTAGCATAGTTTATTGTAGCATAGTCTAACATTTGTAACTTTTTAATTGTTACAGTATTTGCAGTTGCACCTGTTACTTGATATCCTAAACCAACAGCGCCTGATGCAGTAGCCTGAGAAAAAGAACCCAAAGCTAAAGATTGACTTCCACTGGCGGTTGCTTGATAACCAATTGCCGAAGCTCCAGATGCAACAGAGGTTGTATTTGCGCGATAACCAACTGCCATGCTAAAACTAGCAACCGTAGATGCTTCAACCCCAATCGCAAAAGATGAGGTACCACCCGCAACACATAGCCTTCCTAAACCAAGATTGAACTGACCTGTAGCTTGAGCTCCAGACCCTATAGCAGTAGAAGTATTACCACTTGCAATGGCTCCAGACCCTATAGCAATTGTTGAACTAGCACTTGCAGTTGCAGCTGATAGGGTTAGTGAATCCGCATTCTTCATTGAATTTGTACCTGTGCCGGCTACAAGACCTGGAAGGCCATTGTCAATACCTTGTGGACCTTGATCGCCTTGAGGTCCTTGAAAACCTTGTGCTCCAGTATCTCCTTGAAATCCCTGCGCTCCAATATCTCCTTGAAAACCTTGTGCTCCTGTAGCGCCTACATCTCCTTGAGGTCCTTGAAAACCTTGAGCTCCTGTAGCACCTATATCTCCTTGAGGTCCAACTACTCCTTGTGCTCCAGTATCTCCTTGAAATCCTTGAGGTCCAACATCTCCCTGTGGTCCTTGAGGACCTGCAGGTATACCAGTTACAGTAGCACCTGTAAGATCTAAGTCTCCAACAAAACTTGCTGAAGTAGTTCCTAATTTTAGTGTAGATGAATTACCTAAACCATCTGTGATTTCTTTCTCTACAGCACCTAATGCTGCATTATCCGTAGTCTTTATAAGACCCGAATAAGTGTTATTAATTTGTTGTCCGTTTAATGTTGCCATATATAATTATGTTTGTTATTTTTATGTATTCCAAAGTGTTGTTTCTAATTGCCACTGTGTTATAGTTGTGTTCCATATTAAATCTGCAGGTGGAGGTATAGCTCCACAACCAACTAGAATTGCATTTGCCCATGTTCCATTGATAGGTTCTGTTTCTCCATAATAGTCAGCTAATGCTATTAGCCATGAACCATATAGAGGTGCGGTTATTCCAAGATTATCGCAATGTCTTTGTAGCCAAGATGCATTTAAAGGTTCAGTAGAACCTTCGTAAATACAAATTGCACTAATCCAAGAACCGCCTGTAGGTTCTGTAATAGCACCACTACTAATACACTCTGCGTATAATCTCCATGTGTTTGTAATATCCATATATAATTTGTTTACTTTTGTTTTAGTTTCTCCACGATATCCACGAAGCCCTGTAATGCAACATAAGCGGTGGCTACTATGACCCAATCAGAACTTGTAATAACCCCTGAGAATAACCCAAATGATCCCACAACAAATACCATCAGTTTCCTGCTAAGATATTTATTTAAGAATGCGTCTACTTTCTGTTTCATGTTTTGAGAAGTATGTTTTCAGTTTGCTGATATTAACATCAGTCTTTTTATTATTGGCACGTTGAGCAATCTGGGTCGCAATCTGTGCCGCAATCTTTGTAGATCCAATTTCCATAATTTCTTGGTATATCAGTTAATAAGCCTGAAAAATAAGTGTTTCTTTTGTTTGGTGACATTCCTTTTGTATTCCAATTTCTATAAATAGGAAATAGGTTAGGATAATCCTTTAAGAACTCTTTCATTCTTTCATCATAGAACATTGCAGTATCAAGAGTAGATTCTCTTAGGTACTGTAATTCCTGTAATGTTGTTGGGTTTGTTTCTTCTGAAGCTCCATTAAGTATACCTTTATCAACAAATTTATATTTTAAGTTTGGTAGTAATAAGTATAGTGCGTATTGCATTAGGGCAGGACCAACATAGTCCTTTAGGAATGCTGCCTCATCTACGGTTAAATCATTAGCTAATACACCAGATTTAAGTCTATTAAAGAACGGAGTTCCTAATGTATCTTGGATATAAATCTCTTGTGCATTTAAGATAGATGGAGTTAAAACATCTATTCTTATATTATTATCTAATGAAGTCCAATTCTTCATTCTTTGCTCGCTTACGAGTAAAACGGTTTCTGATGCCATTATTGTGGTATGTTTATATTTGTGTTTGCTAAATCATCAGGGTTTCCTGCAGCAGCATCTTCAACTAATCTATTAGGTATTACCTTAATAGTAATATTATAACCAGCAAGTTTCAAGATATAACCAAATGATTGAGTTAGTTTCTTTCTTTTAGGCTCGATTACTGTACCCTCAAAGTGCGCGTATGACACTCTAATTTCTTCGGCATTGGAACTAAATCCAGCTGAATCCTTTATTCCTAGAAGTAACGGAGATGATATCCTGTGTGCTGTTAATATTCTACTAGAGATCCTTTCTTCTAATAATAAATAGTAATCATCGTTTGAAGCGTCTATTGGTGTAACTTCCGGTGCTGTATCTGCGTCTGAGAATGATAAAAAGAATCTGCCAGCGTTTTCTTCTCCGGCAAATGTAGCTTCTATTTCTTTGTAGACATCTCGTCTTTGTTCCGGTGAAGGAATACCGTTCTTCATTGCAATAAATAATGAAGGTGCTAAACCATTCGATATGTTATTTACGTGGAAACGCGATACTTTATTATCTAAAACTATATCGTTAGTTGCTGCAACGTATGAAGGCAATGGATATACATCGTTACCCGGTGTATAATTAAAATAGTAAAAGATTTGAGATGCATTATCTCCTTTGTTATCCATAGCATCAAAAGATCTATATGGCATTTCTTTATACTTTCTTAAATTATCCCAATGAGTTGAATAGAAGTATTCTGTAACTTCATCGTCTTCATCTTTCTTGCCACTTCTTACGTTTGCAAAAGGCAAATGATATATTTCTGCAATAGCCGAACCCTCTTTATTCCAGATAACGTTGATCGCGTATCCTTGGAATAGTGTATAGTCTAATGTAATCTTTTCAAATATATCATCAATAGTTTCTCCTTGTGTATTGATATATTCGTCTCCGATAATGTCGATACCTTCACCATAGATACCATCTTTAATTGCTTCAATGCAAGTATGATGTATCGCTGAGCTATCATACATTTGTATTAATTTGTCAGGGTAGAGATTATCTTCTCCATAAAACATATAATCCTTGTTTCTAATCTCCTTAATAACGGGTAGAGCTGGTGCAGCAAATTGTGCGCCAACTATCGAGTATAACCCCTCAGTTTTATTTGGTAGTGTCTTTTTCATAAATTATTAATATTCTGGTCTGTAATATACTACAGATTCTCTATTTTCTGTTTGAGGTGTTGAAGTATATTCTACTGCTCCGTTATCTCCACCTGGTTCTGTAATTATTTTTACTAATCCTTTTTCAAAAACATCAGTATCATTTTGAATCGTATAGTAATAAACGCCATTTTTATGTTCATTCTTAAAATTAACTGGAAATTCTAATTGTAATTCAGTGTATCTAGAATTTTCAAAGGTAATTGTTGCTGGAAGAACGGTATCTGTTCTACTAAATTGGCCCGTTAAAATGAAAACAACATTGCCAGTGATAGCAGTATTGTTACTCGAGAATATTTTAAATTGGTCGTTTACGTATAATGTCATTTTTGAATGTATGTTTATAATATTAAATATAAAATAACTGATAGTTGTATTATATATCGTCCATTTTATAGCATAAAAAAACCCTAGCCGATTAAAGCTAGGGTCTTATATTTCTAGAGAATTCTAGTTATGCTTCAACGATTGTAGAAGTTACTTCAAATGATGGAGATTTTTCCATACCTGAGATTGTAATTTCGTACCCGTTTCTATCAGTGTAAGCTGTACCAGAAGTTGCAGTTCCAGAAGCCATATAAGCTCCGAACTCAAGTCCGATAGACCAGTATTTACCATTACCGTCAAGAGCTACTGCAACCATAGTAGTCGCTTGAGCCATTAAAAGTATTTGGTTACGTTTTGCCGCTTCCATTTGGTTAAATACCATAGTGATATCTTGTTGGAACATTAAAGTTCCGTTTTCTTGTGTAGCAGTTATAGTTTCGTTAAATGTTGATGTTTGTCTTGGAACTTCAAATTCAAAGAAGTCTGCTGGTACTAACGGAGAACCACCTACTGTGATTGCTGTTACTACTCCTGCAGTTTCTGTGAAAGATTCAACTGGGCCATTAGCCAAGAAAATCTTTTGAATTCCACCAAAACCATCATTACATAAATCTAAAATACCTGCTGTTAAATTACTACATGCCATATATATTAAATGTTGTTATTTTTAGGTTGATTAAACCAGGACTACGTGAGTAATCCTGGTGTTGATTTATGTTTAATTATGCTAAGTCGTTAGTAGCGAATAAATTCACTTGTCCGCATCCTACCCCTAATCTCCAAGCTGCTCTGAATTTCATTACGTCTACACCTTGATCGTAGAACCATACGAATGAATCTAACTCATCTTGAAGTCCTGTAGCTGCTAAGATCATTTTACCTGGACCTGCAAATACGTAGTCAGAACCAACTAAACCAGAAGATTTAACGATAGTACAGTTAGTACCAGGAAGCATTACGATTTCGTTTCCTTCTACAGACATGTAGTTGTATAAGTTAG